GAAGCCAACAACCTTCAGAAGCACTATCAAAACGTTTGATAGTGCAACTGTTGGGAACGTCCCCGGTTTTAGCTATACGGGCGGCGGATCTTTAGAGTATGGTAACTCTGAAAGTTCTCGAGTTCAGAGAAATTCGACGGTGCAGTTAGTAATAAATGCAACGTTTGATTTCCCCGAAGTCAATGCTGCCTCGTTCCGATCTCATTCCTTTCTGGATAGGATCGGCTTAGTCCCTCGTCCGACGGATATTTATAATCTTATCCCTTGGACTTGGCTCCTTGACTGGTTTACTGGACTTGGCAATTATGTCGAAATTATCGACAATATGGCCAGGGACAATACTCTAGTCAATTGGGGTTTCATCACCGCGAAAACCAGCGGTGTTTTAACGACTGAGTTTAAGTCTAAAACCGACAACCGCAGCTACGTCATAGAGGATTTCGTTGGAAGTACGACCTCAATAAGTACTACTGAGAATCGTCATTCCAGCTCTCTTCATTACGAATGTCAAATTCGTAAAGACGTAGCCACGGTCCTTGATGTGAAAACTACCTGTGAGCCGAATTTATCGGCCTATCAGAAGTCGATCCTAGGAGCCATCTTGGCCCAGAGGAAAGATGCGCTTAGTCCGTCGCCATTCCGGCCTCGGACATAATCACTTTTCACAAGGAGACGTCTATGTTGCCTGATCCAGTAACTATTACTGCCGCCAGCCCTACCCCCCAGTTGACCTTTGCTTTGGTCAAACAGGACGGATATGGTTCTGAAAGGCGTGATGCTGCTAACGGTTATACCGTTATCACCAACCACGGATTCCAGAAGGGCGGAGGCGATAAGCACTATCTGCAGATGCAGAAAACTGTTATCGCTCCCGACCCGCTAACGGGTGTTTCACGTAAGCAAACTGCTTCCGTGAGTCTCACTATGGTCCGACCCGCTTTTGGTTTTACCGATGCAGACTTTGTAGCATTGGCAAAAGCTTTGAGCGATTATCGTGACGATACAGAAGTTACGACGCTTAAGCTCATACAGTTCCAGTCCTAACCTCTTCAAGGTCAGACATATACTATGTCTAATCGGGATGGTTATTATCTGGACTTGTGTGTCGCTGCTTTGCTTCGTGGCGGGATGGTGCTGGGCATTCTGGCTGTTATGGCCATGATGTCCGGTTGCTCTCCGTTTCCGACCGCAAAGGACATCTTACCAAAGATGTCAAGCGATGCCCTTTCATTTCAGGGCGGAGAAGGCGATCAGACTCGGAATCAACTACCTCAAAGAGGTTGTGATGAAAAGTCCGATAGCTCTCTTAGTAGGCCTATTCCATGATCTGGAAAGGCTTAATCCTGGTGTGCAAGGCCTTGATCGCGATATTGAAACGATCAAGAGACGGTTCGAAAACGAAGGCTACGGATTCCTAGCCGTAGCTTTACCTGCCTTAGGTCAGGCCTTTCTACAAGGCCTGTCAACGGGCAAGTTCACCTGCCCCATCGGCTTTAAAAGGCTGAAGGGGGGAGCAATCCCGAGATTTCTCTCAGGTATGCTCCGTGAAGTATTCGAACCAGTATCCGGGCAACTTAAAGAGGCTCCCGATCAGGGAGTAGTGACCGACCTTCATCAGGTTTGTCGACTCTTTAAGAAAACTCGTCTACAGCCGGAGGATGCTGACTTTTTGCATCATAAAGCGGTGGACGAATTTTACCAGTGCGATGGCGTGGCGGCTCAGGTTATTATTCCTGAGCGACACGACCATCTCATTGGTCGTGTGAGTAAACTGATCTTAAACACCCTAAACTCAAAGGATGTCGAAAATGCAGCGTACAAACACGGCCCGGGTGCCGTCAAAGAAGGTTACTCGACGAACCAGAAATGGCTCGCCTTGTACGAAGCCGTCAAGAGTGACGACTTCGAAATCCAGCGTGCAGGCCTCTGGGGGATTGAAGAAACAGTCCCCAAAGAACTTGTACGAGAAACACGCCCCACTGAAGTTCGTCGTGGACCTAAAGTCCCCGAT